ATGCCAAAAGACAAGCTCAAGAGGAAGCGAGTGCCGAACAAGTACTGGCCTGATATACAGGCTCGATACAATGCGATACACGGCACTGATCTGAACCTCAATGCTCTCAGGGTGAGAGCATGCCGAGAAGATGTGACAGTCCTGGAAGCCATCGCTGATGTAGTCGAAGAGAAGCAGCAGCAAGCGATAAAAGACTCTGAGCGAGTTGAGGCCAAGCTGAGGAAAGTCAATATGCTCGAATCCAATGCAAAGGAGGTGATCTGATGGAGTCGCAGAAAACAGAAACCCAAGAGGCAATTGAACTGATTCCGGCACTCATGCGAGAAATGAAGGCACTCCGTGCTGAGGTCGAGAAGATCGGGAACATGGTGATATACACCACGAGCGAAGCAGCCGAATACATGCGATGCACGGAAGACTGGCTTCGCAAGGCAGCCAAGGATGATAGGATTCCGCATTTCCTGGTAGGTCGTGATATACGGTGGAGGAAAACGGATCTGGATGCTTTCAAAGCAACTCCTGCAGGGCAGAAGGCCATGGCCAAGCTCCAAAGCATGGCGGCATCTCGGTGGGCGCGAGCAGCCGGTTATTGACCGAGGAACGAGCAACAGTAAACGAAAAACCAAGGAGAGAGGGATGCCAAAGATACTCAGGCAAATCGGGGGGATCATTCGCTGTGCATTGCCATACACGACGCATTACGAGTTCGTGAACTGCTTTGCCGTGCGCAAGGGAACAGATCCAATCATGTGGACTCATCAACAGGAAGGTGACGCATGAATGAATTCTTCAACTATGCCTGAGGCGGGCTGATCTGTGCTGCAGGTCTCTACCTGTGCTGGGAGATGTTTCGGTACAACCCATTAAAGGAGGTTCCAGATGACAACGTGTGAAACGTTCGGCATTCTGGCCGTGATCTTCGGATTCAGTGCGGTCTATGAGGTGGCAATCAATGGCGCGGATATGAAGGTACTGGCGGTGATAGCAATACTGGCGGTTATGGTGCTGCTGGTGAACGTCCTGGCAAAACTGCTGACCTGGTATCAGAAGCAGGCAGAAAAGCAAAAAGCCGGTTCCTGGCGGCAACCAACGAACCGGCATTGCATTTACTAACAACTTACAAAATAGGCCTTTGGTAGTCAAGACAAGGTAGCCAAAAGCCGTGATTCAGGTGCAAATGAAAGGTAGAACTCCAACCAGAGCCGAACAGGACTTCATGGCGCGTGTGGCGTCAATCGGATGCATCGCCTGCCTGTTCGATGGCCGGATTATGCCAGAGGTATCGATTCACCATATCGATGGGCGAACGATGCCGGGAGCGCACTTTAATGTGCTTCCCTTATGTGCTGGGCATCATCAGGATGGCGCGGGAATACCTGGACTGGTTGCTGTTCACCCCTGGAAGGCGAGGTTTGAGGCGCGATATGGAACACAAGCGGAGTTGCTCCAGGTAGTGAAGTACTTGGTCGAGTACGCTGAAGAACTGAAATCAGGCAGGAGGAAAAGCGCATGAACAGGATATGGAGGCCAGAGTATGCAGGGGAGTTCGATGTGACGGATCCAGGAGTACGGGAATTCATCGAAACGCGATATCTGCCATACTACCGGGCAGAGATTGCAGAGCTCTCCAGAAAGGTGGCTGAAGGCGACCAGGAAGCAGTCGAAAAGGCCAAACGATATGAAACAGCGCTTGAGACGGCGCGAACCCGGCTGATCGGTGAGAAGCAGATTGACATGTTCGGTTGAACACAGTAAAACGGAAAACCATGAAAGAGAAGATTCTGGAAAAGGCACGGAAGCTGAAAGCTCTTGCCGGATCATCAAACCCGAATGAGGCGCGTCTGGCCCTGCAGAAGATGCAGGCGATCCTGTTGAAGTACGGGCTGACAGAAAAGGACCTCGAAAAGGATGCGTTTGGACGGCTGACGTTCGAGTACAGTGCAGAGCCCTGGGTTAGGATGGTCGTCGAGGGTGTAGCGAATCTGTACCTGTGCCGTTCAGCGTTCTCGCGGAAATCAACAGGGTGGGCGAAGTACTACATCATCGGGAGTGATGAACATGCCGAGGTTGTGCGGGAAATGTGCCAGGAGATCCTTGGCGCGATCCGGCGCGAGTCGAACACCGGCCTTGTTGACAAGAGGTCATTCCGGAAGGGGGCATCGGATCGGATTGTTATCAACTGCGTTGAACTGATCAAGGCGGCAAAGAACGGCCAGCTCCAGGACGATTGCGGTGAGGCCCTGGTCATTGGGGACCTGTACCAGAAGACCTTCGATGCGATTGACGTGTATATGACCGAGGGCATGAACATCACTGCGGCCAAACCACGACGCCCGGCTCCGGTTGACAAGCGGTCGTACCTGCTCGGGAGTGTATACGGTGACACCGTTGAGCTGCAGAAGAAGATGCATTGAAGAGATGATCGACGCTCATGAGTGAGCAATGGGTGGTGTATCTCAACTGGCAGAGAGACGTTGAAGCCGACGGAAGATGCAGGTTCAAATCCTGTCACCATCACGAAACCCCAGTTTTATCAACCGAGACCAGCAAAGACGATGAGCTTGTATCACGAAGAGATCCACGAGTATGGAGTGATCCATCAGATCATGGAGGCCGCAACGACGGCTGCGGAGTTTTCAGCAGCGGCAACAGACTATGCTGCCCAACGAATGCAGGGAGAACCAGCGGATCCGGCAACCCTGTTGGCCAAACAGGGCGCGTTTGAGATCAGCATGAAGAAGATGGAGATCATCTTCTACGATCGCCAAGGCCAGAAAGGGCAGATGAAACAGGCGATGCTGAAGAAGAGCCGGGAACGGTTCGAACGGCGCAAGGCGAGACGGCAGGGGGACGCGGCATGATGCAAGTAGATCGACAGGCGATATCTCGAAGCGCCAGGGGGCGAATCAGCCGGGCGGATGGCGAACGAGCCCAGCATATCACGATGGAGCTGATGAAAGACCTGGGGTACCGGTGTGTAGAGAAGATCGAGACCGGTATGACCCTGAAGCGGCAAGGCGGTGAAATAGTTGGCGCGTTTCCATCGGCGAAAGTCTCAGGCGACATCCGGGCGATAGGTCCGAAAGGGGTCACGGTGCATTGCGAGTGCAAGTACCGTCCCGAGAAAGAGGACGGGCGGCTGGTGCTGCAGTGGAGTGACTTCGAGACGCACCAGATCGAGCACCTTGAGGCGGTCACCGAGGCCGGAGGATTGGCTTTCGTGTCCTGGGTGACCTCCTTATACCCGGCGCGGCTTTTCTGGCTACAATGGCCGATTCCGATGCGTAAAGGGCGAGCACTTACCGCAGCAGAGGCGGAGCGCATAAGGATGGAACATTTCGGTTTTCATAATCCCAACACAAAGTAACCATGGCAAACGCAGCATACTGGTTCAAGCACGACAGCAATGCCAAGGATGACTACAAGTGCATGCTGTTGATCGATCAGCTCGGACTGGAAGGGTATGGGATCTACTGGGTGCTGATTGAGACCCTGAGGGAGCAGGAAGGGTATCGGTACCCGATGGCGATGTTGCCGATCCTGGCCAAACGATATGGCACCAGTGGTGAGAAGATGCGGGCGGTAGTGGCCTCTTACGGCTTATTCGAGGTCTTCGAGGATGACTCCTTTTCGAGCCCATCCCTGCTACGCCGGATGAACGAGTTCGAAGAGCTGGTCCAGCGGAAGAAAGAGCTTTGCTCGACGGCAGGCAAGCGGAGTGCGGAATCAAGAGCATTGCGCAAGATCGGCAGAGAGCGGCAATTACCAGCCGGCATACCGACACCGAACGGCGGTTCACCAGATGAGGAACAGGCGTTGAACGGGTGTTCCCGAGTCGATGAACAAACGTTGAACGAGAGCGTAACCGATGCTGAACCGACGCTTAACGATGGATCAACCGATGATAAACCGGAGTTGAACGGCAGTTCAACGAACGTTCAACACCAGTTCAACGGATGTTCAACAGGAGATGAAGAGAATTTGAACGGGAGTTCAACGGCGGTTGAACAAGCGATGAACGAGCCTTCAACAGAAGTTCAACGGAATTCAACGGATAGGATAGGATTAGATAGGATAGGAAATGAAAGGACAAGACAGGACAAGAGGGGAGTACGAGGGGAGAGTGTCGGTCGGTCGGGCAAGGAGGTCTACGATACGGCTGGAAAACATTCGATCCCGTACTCGACGATCCAGACCTTCCTGAACCAGGGGTACACGCAAGCGGAGATCGACGACGTGATCGACGGCCTGAGGGTCTACCAGGGGCTGGGCGAGATCAAGAGCATCGGCCCCTTCATGGCCTCCTGGTTACGCAAACGGCGCGAGAACCCGAGACCTGCACCTGGTACCCGAGTGGACGGGATCCCCTGCCGGTTGTACACCGTCCAGGAGGTCGACAAGCTCCAGCTCTGGAAAGAGGCCTCGATCGTGCGGATCGAGGGACGAAGTGCCTGCCGGAGTGCAGACGGCAAAGTGTTCCTGGCCCTGAACACGGATATCGACCGGCATGGACTGACGAGACGAGAACCCAAACCGGTGGGCACAGACTGGCCGGACTGACCGAAAGAACCTGAACCCGACAACGAGAACCGAGACGAACCAATCGAGAACCGAGACGAACCAATCGAGAAACGAGACGAACCAATCGAGAAACGAGACGAACCAATCGAGAAACGAGACGAACCATGGCCGACGAAGTAACGGGCACGAAGCCTGACCTGGTGCACCTGGACAAACTGAGCCCCGAGGAACTGAAGCGGGAGATCTACCGGCTTCGCAAGGAGCGAACGAACCTGCGCAAACAGGTCGAGACGAAGGAATCGATCATCGACTACCTGCGAACGGCACAAGAGGACCGGATGGCGATGAAGGTGGCCGAAGCGGTCGAACGAGTGCTTCCGAACCGAGGCATCAGGAGACTGGGATGATCCGCAAACCGTGCAAACATCCCGGCTGCCACAGCCTGACCGACCGAACCGATGGGTATTGCCTGGAGCATGCCCGTCAACATCGGAACGAGTACGCGAGGGAGTACCGGAAGGAGACCGGCCCGAGGGTGTACGACACCCAGCGGTGGCGGAAACTGTCGAAACAGATCCTGGCGCTGCACCCCTTCTGCCCGAGATGCGAAGCGATGGGCAAGGTATCGCTCTCGACCCTGGTGCACCACAAGGACCGGGACCGGAACAACTGGTCGAGTGAGAACCTGGAGGCGCTCTGCAAGCCCTGTCACGAGTTCGAACATCGTCACGAGGTGTTCCGTCGTCAGCCGAAGCAGGGGGCCGGGGGGGCCTGTGAAATTTCGAGTGAGCTCAAGCGGCAATAGACCCTTGGGGACACATTTTTTGAGAACCAAAATTCGCACAGGGGGGGTATGAGGGGGAGAAAGCCGCAACCGACCAATCTGCACATCATCAAAGGCACCTATCGACCAAGCCGCCATAGTCAAACAGCAGAAGCACTTAGCAGCTCTGACGATAGCCTGTTGACGCCGCCGTCCTGGCTGAAAGCGGATGCCAAAAAAGAGTGGAAATTGGAGGCAAAAACGGCCATAAAAGCGGGGATTTTGACCCATTCTGACCGGTCAGCCTTTGCGGATCTCTGCATTCTGCAGGCACGGGTAAAACAGGCCTACAAGGACATGCACACCTTCGCCGAATCGATCAAAAAGAAGGCAGCAGCCCGTGGCGGTACCTGGGAATACGACACGATTCTTCCCCCGAACCAGAGCGGGTACTTCGCCCAGAACCCCTTCATCCCGATCTACAACAAGGCGCTGAAAGACCTGAACCAGCTCCGGGCGGAGTTCGGCATGACTCCAAGCAGCCGAACCCGGATCAAGATCGACAAACCGGCTGAGGACAACCCCTTTGCGGCACTCTCGGCCATGCAGTAACCAACAAACCAAGTATTCATGAAACTGTCTGATATCAACCCCAACCCGGACAATCCCCGGGTGATCAAGGACGCGAAATTCCGCAAGCTGGTGAACTCGATCCGCGAGTTCCCGAAGATGTTGGAACTGCGACCGATGGTCCTGGACTCCACGAACACGCTCATCGGCGGAAACATGCGATTCAGGGCTCTCCAGCACCTGGGTTATACCGAAATACCGGACACCTGGGTGAAACGTGCTGAGGCCCTTTCAGAGGACGAGAAGAAGCGGTTTATCGTGGCCGACAACATCCAGCTCGGTGACTGGGACTGGGACGTGCTGTCGAACCTGTGGAACGAGGATGACCTGATCGACTGGGGATTCACCATCGAAGCCGCTCAAAAAGAAGCGGATCCGGAAGTTGCCGAGGAACAGCGGACGGTGGAGGACATGGAACTGAAGTTCAACGAACATCACGACGACATCGTGTTCCTGTTCAACAACGTCAACGACTACGTGATGGCGGTCACGAACCTGGGCCTCAAAAAGGTGAAAGCCACGCTCTCCGAAAAAGCCAAAAAGGTGGGGCTCGGCCGTGTGGTCGATGGCACCCACCTGATCGAACTCATGCAACAGATTCAGAACCAGAAGTACCATGCAGCCGAAGAAAGTCATCCTGTCGAGGGGTAGATCCCAGCACATCACCACACACCATATCCTTCAGGACTTTGACCTGGTGGTGCCCGAGTCCGAGATCCAGGACTACCAGGCGATCGTGAAGAACGCGAACGAGATCATCGGGATCCCCGATGCGGTGGTCGGTCTGGGGGCAGTGCGGAACTGGATCCTGGATCATTATGCGGACGAGGTGGTCGTCATGTTCGACGACGACATCAAGTACTGCGTCTCGGTCCTGAACTTCTCGCCGGTCCGGATGGAACACCCGGATGAGATCGAGGGGATCATCTACAACTGCGCCCTGAACGCCTATGAGGCTGGTGCCAGGTGCTTCAGCTTCTCCCAGACCTGCGACGTTCGGAAGTACTCACACTCCCAGCCGTTCCTGCTCAACTCCTGGGTGGGGTCGGTCGTCGGGGTGATTGGCCGTGAACTCCGGTTCACGGAGAAGAACAAGCTCAAGGTGGATATCGACTTCACCCTGCAGAACCTGAAGAAGCACCGGATCGTCTGGGTGGATGCCCGGTTCGGGTTCGTACCGACCAGGGACACCAACGTCGGGGGCAACTCAGCATTCCGATCCCAGGAGCAGCTTGAGATCGAGATCCAGTTCCTGAAAGACAAGTGGGGCAAGCACATCAAGGTCTCGAACAACAAGTCGAAGTACCGGACGACCATCAACGTCAAACGCACCCAGCAGTTGACGGTATGATGCATCCCCACATCGCGGCGATCTACGGCTACATCGACGACGTGCTGGACGGGCGGATTCCGACCTGTGAGCACATCAAGAACGCCGCACGAAGGCACCTGAAGGACCTTGAGGCCTCCGAGGATCCCGAGTACCCCTACGAGTTCAGGGAAGAGCTGGTGATCAAGTTCATTGCCTTCTGCGAACTTCACCACCACGTGAAAGGCAAGTGGCGCGGTCAGCGCATCAAGCTCGAACCTTGGCAGAAGTTCTCGTTCGGGATCCCGTTCGGCTGGGTGCGGAAATCGGACGGCCTGCGCCGGTACCGGGAGATCTTCGCCCTGATTGCGAGGAAGAACGCCAAATCGACGATGGCGGCCCTGGTCGGCCTCTACATGGGGGCTGAAGACAGCTCCGGCGCTCCTGAGGTTTACTCGGGGGCGACCTCCGAGAAACAGGCGCGAGAAGTGTTCGATCCGGCCTGGAGGATGGCGAACACAAACCGGGCCTTCAAGGCGTATTACCGGGTCAACCTGACCGGGACCGAGACGAACCCCACGGGGATCTTTTTCACCGGCAACGGCGGGAAGTTCGTGCCGGTCATCGGCAACCCTGGTGACGGTGCGAGCCCCTCCTGCTCGATCACCGACGAGTACCATGAGCACCCGACCTCTTCCCAGTACGACACCATGGTGACCGGTATGGGAGCCAGGGAACAGCCTCTTCGCCTGGTGATCAGCACCGCCGGCACGAACATCAGCTATCCATGCTTCGAAAAGCAACAGGACTGCATCAAGATCCTGCAGGGGGTAATGAAGAACGATGAAGTATGGGCCGTCATCTACACGATTGATCCGGATGACGACTGGCGCGATTTCGGTTGCTGGGCGAAAGCGAACCCGAATATGGGGGTATCGGTGTTCGAAGACTTCCTTCGGGCCCGGTACGAAGAGGCCATGACCAAGGCGGAACGCCAGAACATCATTCGATGCAAACACCTCAACGAATGGCAGAACAGTGGCCAGGCCTTCATCAATATCGTTGAATGGGCGAAGGGCGCGGATCCGACACTCAGGCTCGAGGACTTCGAAGGAGAAGAGTGCGCCCTGGGACTGGATCTTGCCTCCAAGATCGACATAGCAGCCTATGCCAAGCTCTTCAGACGCGAGAACACCTATTACGCCTTCCTGAGATACTACCTGCCGGAGATGACGGTCCAGAAGGCCGAAAACATGCATTACCAGCAATGGGAGAAAGAGGGGCGATTGGTGGTGACACCTGGGGCGCGGACCGACTTCGAGTACATCGAGGAGGATATCAAGGAGGACGCGAAGCGGTTCAGTGTGCGAGGCCTTGGATATGACCCTTACGAATCGGGTTACCTGATCAACAACCTGGCGAAGTGGGAGGGCAACCGGATCGAGTGTATCGAGGTGCCCCAGACGGCTACGCACATCAGCGAACCGATGAAGGATTTCGAGGCCCTCGTCTATGACGGAAAGTTCAAGTTCGACGGCGACCCCATTCTCACCTGGATGATATCGAACGTCATCCAGAAGCAGGCGAGGAACAAGAAGTACTACCCGAGCAGGGAAAACGTCAAGAACAAGATCGACGGGTTCATGGCAACCTTGATGGCGCTCCTGGTGTGGGGTTCGGAGACTGAGGATGGGCCTTCGGTGTACGAAAATAGGGGTATTATGTTGTTATAAAATAATAAGTTAGTCAAATTTTCTGTTTGGAATCGAAATACTTAAAAGTTACTTTATTTATGAAGCGACAAGGAAACCAAAACCCAAACAGAAACGATCATGGCACAGGCGAACAATACAGAGAAACTGAACGCAAAGACTCCTGAACAAGTGATGGAGTTCCGGTTGATGATGGCAACCTATCAGGAATCCTCTGCTCGTCAGTCGATCAAGGATCATTTGAAGGACATGAAGTCAGTGTTTGAGCGGGGCGCTCTTGAGATGCAGCGCTACCTGGACCAGATCGAAGGTGTTGAACCCGGAACCAACGGGGTTCAGGGGCCGACGATCGAGGAGCTGTATTCCTGGGCGCTGAACGAAGTTGAGAACCGGGTTCGCAACCTGAACACCTCGAACGCCGTGGGGAACTCAACCCGGTATGTGAGTGCAAAAGAGCAGTTGAAGCTCATTCAGGAAATCCAGGCAGCCAAGTAAACCGGACGAGAACATGACCAAAGGAATGTGTGTTTTTCGGCAATACAGCCTCAGGCTGGTGAAGGAGAAAGCAGGGGAGTACGACGCCCCGAAGAAGATCACGGGGGCACAAGATATCAACCGGGTGTGCCGGGAAGTTCTCGAATTGCATGAGCAGCCCGAGGAGAAACTGGTGTGCTTCGACCTGAACACCAAGAACGTGGTGGTAGCGATCCGGGTGGTGTCGGTGGGCACGATCAATGCTTCCCTGGTGCATCCGAGGGAGGTGTTCAAGGGAGCCCTCCTATCGAACGCCCACAGCATCATCATTGCGCATAACCATCCATCAGGGGAGACGAAGCCGAGCGTACCTGACGACCAGGTCACGAAGATCCTGCAAGCGGCGGGGGATCTCCTGCAAGTCAAGCTGCTCGATCACGTGATCGTGGGTGAAGAGGATTACTACAGCTACCGGGAGGCCGGCAAGCTCGATGAACAAACAACAACCAAAACCAGCAAAAGGAGATAAGACAGATGCAGTATTTGACGAAACGTGGCTATGCGCTCCTGGACGTGGCCAGCGCCTTACAGAAATCGATCAGGAGAGGAGACGCAAAACTCGCCGGGTACATGGCGCAAGAGCTCGTGGCATCGGGGTATGTGGAGTACGTCTGGAAACGCCTGCTCACGATCTCAGCCGAAGACTGCCATGGCATCATCACCCAGGAGATCAAGGCCCTGCACGAATCTTTCCAGTTTGTGAACAAGGGGAAAAAGGAGCTGAAAGGGCGGATCTTCGTCTCGAAGGCGGTGCTGATCCTGGCCCATGCCCTGAAGTCGAGGGATGCTGATCACTTGCAGTGCCTGATGTACGATCAGAAGCTCGGCATCACGGATGAGGCGATCGAAGCCGAGATCAGGAACCTGGACCGGTCGGGGAAGGTAGAGCTTCCTGAGTACACCTATGACGTGCATACCAGAAAGGGGCGGATAGCCGGGAAGACCAAGGAGATGTTCTTCAGAGAGGAGCAACAGGGACTGTCACCCAAGGCCCCTGGTCTGTTCGACAACCTGCTCTAACCGCCCTGCAATCGCAGGGTTTTTTGTTTTGTCAACGTTCAATCATCAAGGAGTGAATCATGAGTGTCGCGATATCTGGCCCCTACCGTATCGGAGCAAGCGGAAATCTTGAAAAATGCGAGAAGGTCGAGCTTCAGGAAGGGCAAATCATCTGGCTGAATGGCTATGGCCAAAGCGAGCACTGGCATGAGCGGAAAGTCGTGTTCAAGCGTGAAGAGACCCGTTACGGGGCGATCTATCATGCGGTGAACATCGATGTTGATCCGCCAGTGATCAGCCGGTATGAAGCGTTCACGATCCGTCCGGTTGACCAGATCTTCGGTATCGGGACCTATTACACGCCAGGGGAGATGTTCGAGGGGAGCCATCAGGAGCTGGACCAGATGATTTTCAAGGCATTGGAGCATCAGCGGCAGGAGGCCGAACGGCGAGAAGCGGAAAACGAACGAGTGAAGGCGCTCGAAGAGGCAGGCAAAAAGGTCTGGGAAAAGATGGAGGCCGCTGGGGCGAAATCGCTGATTGTGGCCGAATTGAAGGAAGACCGTTCGGACCTGATGACGGACTACTTCCACAGCGTGACGGTGAACACCGTTGTCCTGGGCACCTCAAAGACCAACCGAAACAACTTCAAGGAGTTGCGGAAACTGGCGGCTCAGGCAAGCATTCCGGAGATCCAGGCATTAGCCGCAGCGCCGCCAGAGCACGAGCATCGGGAGAACTACTCGGGCGGTGCCGGGTACTACCTGGGCGAGAGTAACTATTCCGGATGGATTATCAGGAAGGTGCCTCCGTATAGGGATTATTTACAGGAACTTGGAAGTAGTAATGCGCTTAATAACGAGAAAACAGTTGACTGTGGAGAGTCATCAATGTGATTTGTTTGAGTAATTAAAAAGCCTTCGGATTTGCCGAAGGCTTAAAGCTTGAAAGAAGCTTGATGATAAATGCGGAATTAATCTGCATTTTCGATTTGCATCATGTTAATTGTTTCCTTACTTTAAATCGTAATAAGCTTCTTGATATGGTTACAAGTGTTTGAGAAGCTCAGTAAGTAGACTGATAACAGCGGTAATTAAGTTGATTAGTATTTCAGGTTTAATTGTCATAGTTGTTGGTCTCCTTTTTTTAATGTTTAGACAAAGAAACGTAAGTGCTCCTACACGAGAACGTTTTTCTGTCCATAAAGCATAATTATATCTATTTTTTATCGGCCTTGCAAGGCAGGTAAAAAATTTTTTTGTATGAGTTTACAAGCCCGGTTTGTTCCGGGTTTTTTCATTTCATGATTTTGCATATTACGTATAAGGTTAAAACGCGATTTCTTCTTGCACTTCACAACTGATGATGTATTTGCTCAATAAGAAGCAAAATTCATTCTCACTAAGAATCGAATCCTTCTCACCCTCTCCTTCACTTCTTCCTTGCGCATAACCCCTTAGGTAAGTTACACCTAAAGGGACGCGCACATGAATTCACTTCTCAAAGATATCGTCTTCGCCATCGGGTTTGCCTGCCTCGAGATCGGGGTTGCGCAACAGTTTGGCGGACCGGTCGCCTGGATGGCTGCCGGGGTGATTCTCATTGCCGTTTCGGTTATTGCTGCGCTGAAGTCAACAAGATCGAAGTCCCGTGTTTCTTGACACACTGTTTGCGGCCACCCCGTTGCCGAGCCGGCAGTGGGATGCCGATCCCGGTGCGTCCGGCTGGGTGAACTCCGATGCCGGCGAGTGGGTGAGTGACCAGACGGCGATGAAGCTCTCGGCCGTCTGGCTCTGTGTGGCGATTATCTCAGGCGACATCAAGTCCCTGCCCTGGGGCGTGTACGAGAAACAGGACGGCAAGCGGATCCGGCGATCGGACCATCCGGTCGATCAACTGCTCTCGCTCGAACCGAACCCCGAGATGGACAGCACGACGTTCCGTGAGACGATGCAGATCCAGCGGGAACTGAAGGGCAACGCCTACGCTGAGATCCAGCGTGACTACCTGGGCGATCCGAAAGCGCTCTGGATCCTTGATGCCGACCAGGTGCAGATCAAGCGCACCGTTCAGGGAGCCCTCTACTACGAATATCGGCAGAGTGGCAAGACCCGCCAGATCAAGCCTGAGAATGTTCTCCATATCAAAGGCATGAGCATGGACGGGATCACGGGTATGTCGGTGCTTCAGTACGCCAGGGAGACGATCGGGGCCGGGCTCGCCATCGCGAGGACCGGCAATACCCTCTTCGCCAACGGACTCCGCCCTTCGGCCGTCTTCACCCATCCCAACAAGCTCGAAGACAAGGCACGGGCGAACCTCAGGGCCTCCATTGCGAAACTCTACCAGGGCTCGGCCAACACGGGCCGCCCGATCCTGCTCGAAGAGGGCATGAAGGTGGAGAAGTGGAGTATCACTCCCGAGGAAGCCCAGTTCCTGCAGAGCAGGGAGTTCAACATTCAGGACATCGCCCGATGGTTCGGAGTGAAGGCCTACAAGCTGGGGATCCTGCAACGTGAGACCCATACGAACATCTACCAGAACGCCAAGGAGCACGTCGAGGGGTGCATCATGCCCCGGTGTATGAGCTGGGAGATGGAAGCGAAGCGAAAGCTCTTCAGTCCAGAAGAGCGAGGCAAGCTCTACACGAAGTTCGACTTCCGGGGCCTGCTCCGGGTTGCCCCGACCGAACGGGCGGACTACTACCGGAAAATGGCCGATATGGGCGCGTACAGCATCAACGACATCCTGGAGAAGGAAGATGAGGATCCGTTACCGGCAGAGCTGGGCGATATCCGCCTGGTGCCGCTGAATTACGAGCCTCTCAGGAACAAGCTCAAACCGCGAGAAGAAGCGAATAACAAGGCGAACGGGCAGCAGACGAACCAGAACCAAGAAGAACCCTGAACTATGTACTGGGCGATCGAAAAAAGTGCGATGGACAAGATTCTGTCCATGATGGCAATCAGTGACAAGGTGGCGATGCCGGAGTTCAGCTCCGGCCCGGCCCCATCGTCGGCTTCCGGGAATGTGGCGGTGATCACCATCTCGGGCACACTGATGAAAAACCCCTCGCTCATCGAGCGGATCTTCTTCGGAGCCTCCGACATGGGGGAACTCACCTCGGCCATTAATGCGGCAGCCTCGGACAAATCGATCACGGGGATCGTGCTGAACATCTCAAGCCCAGGGGGCACAGTCGCCGGTACGCCAGAACTGGCAGGAGCCGTGGCAGCGGCGAACCAGAAAAAACCAGTGCTCGCCTATGTGGATGACCTGGCGGCAAGTGCCGCTTACTGGATCGCTTCGCAGGCGAGGGGGATCTACGCATCCCGACAGGCGGTCGTCGGATCCATCGGGGTACGCATGGCAATGTACGACCTGAGCAAGGCCTATGAACAGGCCGGAGTGAAAGTGATCCCTATCGATACTGGCAAGTTCAAGTCGGCAGGTCTCGCCGGCACGGAGATCACGGCTGAACAGCAGCAGATGTACCAGGAGATCGTGGACGCGCACTTCCGGGACTTCAAGAGTGCCGTGATGAAAGGGCGCGGCATGGATGAGGCCGCCTTCGGCCAGGTGCAGGACGCTCAGATCTTCCATGCCTCCAAGGCTCGCTCTGTTGGTTTGATTGATGGGATATCGAGCCTTGCCGAGGTGATCCGGGAAGCCGGCAAGGTGACGGGCCGGAGCACCCAGGCAGCGCACAAGCGCCTCGATCTCTACGCCGCAGCATGAACCAGGGATTTTCGTAACGCAAACACACAAGGATATGGACAAACTGAGAGAGCAGTTGAGGAAGAAGCTGGAAGAAGCGAAAGCGATTCTGGCGAAAGCCGATGCCGAAACGAGCGGGATCATGACCGCCGACCAGGCGACGGCCTATGACGGGCTGATGAAAGAGATTGACACCCTGAAAGCGGAGATCGATCGCCGAAGTTCGATGGAGACGATGGACGCCGGACTTCGCCAGCCGGTCGGCAATGGCCCGACCTCGAATGGCATCATCGTGGGCAAGACCCGTCTCGAGGACGACCCGAAAGTGGGGTTCAAGAACTGTGCGGAGTTCGCCAAAGCGGTACAGGGCGCGTACAGCCGTTCGGGCAATCCGATGGATGAGCGGCTCCGGATCGTGGCGGCCCCCTCGGGCTACATGTCCGAACGGGGCACCGATGAAGGCTTTTCGGTGCCTCCGGACTTCCGTGACCAGGTATGGGAAGCCGCCCAGGGTGATGACACCTCGTTCGACCTTTTCAACGTCTTCCCGGGTGAACCGACCAATTCCACGTCGATCAACATCCAGAAGGACATCACCAACCCGTGGGACACGGCGGGAGTGAAAGCGTTCTATGGAGCTGAAGCATCCCAGATGCAGCCCTCTTCGATGGACCAGAAGATGGACAACGTGCCGGTGCACAAGCTGTATGTGTTCACGCTCGCGACCGAAGAGTTGATGGCCGACAGCCCGAGATTCAACGACCGTCTGACCCGGAAATCCGGCCAGGCGATCCGGTACAAGGGTTCGGTGGCTCTGGCCAGCGGCAACGGCCTGGGCCTGTCTCTT